TCAAGTTTTTTTTAATAATTCAGAAAATAAACCTATTGTAAATCATAAAGATGGTAATAAATTAAATGCTAAATTATCTAATTTAGAGTGGGTTAGTTACAAAGAAAATTCTATTCATGCTTATGAAACAGGTTTAAATAAAAATGTAAAACCAGTTATTCAATTTGATATAAAAATGAATAAACTTAATGAGTTTAAATCATTGAATGAAGCATCTAGATTTTTAAATATAAAAGCATGTAATATAGGTGCGAATTGTAATGGAAAAATAAAAATAACTTCCGGATTTAGATTTCTCTTTAAAGAAGATTATAATATAGAAACAGATTATACTTCTAACTTTAAAAAACACATTAATAATAAAGAAATAATTCAATTTGATTTAAATTTTAATAAATTAAGAGAATTTACTTCTGTTGCTGAAGCATCTAAAATATTAAACATTAAAAGAGTTGGAATAGATGATTGTTGTAATGGAAAACAGAAAATGTCAAATGGGTTTATTTTTATGTTTAAAAAAAATTATGATTCTAAAAAAAAATATACTATTATAAAAAAAACAAGAGCAATAAAAATTGTTCAGTTTGATATAAATATGAATAAAATAGAAGAGTTTAATTCAATAACTGAAGCATCACAAAAACTAAAACTAAATGACGCAAATATAATTTTATGTTGTAAAGGTAAACGTAAAACTACAGGAAATTTTAAATTTATGTATTTAAATGATTATATTAAAAATTATAATTAATTTGTTAATCTACTATACATTTACACATTTTCAAAACTGTATAAATATAACAATTCAACTTTTTTATATTTATATTAATTACGTTCTATTAAAATATAAAAAAACAACCATTAATTATAATAAGTTAGTTAATGTCATTGCCAATTCATCAAAATATAAAAAATAAATTAAATTACTTTTATGAAATACATAAAATACCAAATATATTATTTCATGGACCATCTGGAAGCGGCAAAAGAACAATTGTAAATGAATATATTCAAAAAATATATAATAATGATAAGGAAAAAATTAAACTATTTGTTATGTATGTTAATTGCTCACATGGTAAAGGAATTAAATTTATAAGAGAGGATTTAAAATTCTTTGCTAAAACACATATAAATTCTGATTGTGGAAATAATTTTAAAAGTATTGTTCTTTTGAACTCAGATAAATTAACTATGGACGCACAATCCGCATTACGTAGATGTATTGAGCTTTTTAGCCATAATACACGGTTCTTTATTGTAGCTGAAAATAAATATAATTTAATGAAACCTATTATATCACGGTTTTGTGAAATATATATTCCTGATCCAGTTGTTAATGATACTATAATAAATTTATATCAATATAATTTAAATGAAACCTTTAAAATGAAAGATGTTAAAACTTATCGTGCGGAATGGCTTAAAAAAGAATTGGTTAAAACTATGAAAAATAATATAAGTTTAGAAAACCTTATGGAATTTTGTGTAAAATTATATGAAAAATCATATAGCGCAATTGACGTGATTAATATATTTGATAATTCAAATTCTAAAATATTTGAAGGCAAAATGCAAACTGAAAAAAAATATGAATTGCTCATGTGTTTTAACAGAATACGGAAGGAATTTAGGAATGAAAAATTGCTTATTTTATTTGTTTTGAATTTTATTTTTTTGGATTCAGAATTATCTTTAGAAAATATTAGTTTTCTATAAATTCATTTAAATTTTATTAATAAGTTAAAAAAATAAAATTTAAAAAATTATAATTAGTAATAATGGATGATTTTAATGTTAGCGCACTTCATGAATCTAAAAATGAATGGGGGTCCAGATTGGTTACAATTTTAACGCCTTTAATTATTGATGGGTATAAATCAATTTTAGAAGAATCCATAAAACTTTGCAAGGAAAACAGCGAAGCTGATAAATACCTTATGACTTTTCAAAATTTAATATCACGTATTCCAAAATGGAATGCTCAAATTATAGAAACAGAGAGAAAAAGAATCATTGATAAATCCGGATGTACTTATTTGGAAGATTTAATAACATGTGTTCATATTATTCAGCTTAAAATTTTAACGGCTATGCGTGTTGGGCAAAAACAAAAAAAAATAGATATTAATGTTCCAAAAATTGATGAATTTATTCATAAAGCATATATTAATGTAGCCAGAAAGGTTTATAAAAATGTATATCTTTTTGAAATAAATATACCACCTTTGTTGGTTCAAAAAAATTACAGAGAACTAGAAATAATTGTTCAGGAATCTATTTTAAACACATTGAGAGAAAGTATTCCGGTAGAAGCTATTTTAAAGGCATATATGGATGAAACTGTAGAAGAAGATGTTACAGAAGAAGTAAATGAACAAATTATTGAACAACCAATTAAAAAGGAAATGGAAAATGCTGGAAATATTAATTCTGGAAATATTAATGCTGAAAATGGTCAAGCAGGCAACCGTTTAAGTTTTAACAATATTGATTATGTAAGAACAGATGACGGAAGTATCACAAATGTAAATGCCCCTAAAACAATTGAACGTTTACAAGAAATTAGCGCAATGAGAAATCAACAGCGAAAAATGGATGAAGAAGATGATGATGATACTGGTGGAAGACTTAATATATCATCTGAATCATTTACACTAGATAATATTGATGTTCATAACATAGAAGAACCAAAATTAGATTTATTGCCTGATCTGTTAATTGATGAAATTGAAGTTTTAGAATAAGTTATTTATAATAAGTTTTACAATCTTTGTTTTACAATGTTTTGCGTTAAAATATAAATAAGAAACTGATATAATATTTTAGATGGACAATATTTTTATTATTGCTGCGGTTATATCAATTGTATTTTTAATTGCTAAATTTCTTGAAATGAGATTTGTAGAAAAAGAAAGCAAACCGCTTAAATTATTAATCCGCGATGCTCTAATAGTATATTTTAGCGTTGTAAGTTCTAATTTTATATTGGAACAATTAAATCCTGTTTTAGAAGGAGGAAAAAGAGCAACACCTGTATTCACTGATAATCCAGGTTTTTAATATTCTTTTAATTATTTAGTAATTAAAAGAATTACTAAATATTTTATTTTTATTTATATTTTAATATATATATATATATGTCATTTTATATTTTTACAGCACCTTTATTTAAGTTAGTTGCGAAACCTGGTGCCAATACTATTAGTCTCTCAGGTAAGATACATGAGACGGATTATGTTAAGGTTCCAGACACGGATATTAATAATAAAATTAATACGTTTTTAACCAACTGGTCAAGAGCGAACCCAGGTTTTGAACCTTATGGTGAAACAAAAATTGTTAACAATGAAATGATTATTCAACCATTTGTAAAATATGAAAGTAAATTGAATGATAAATTTTTACCGTTATTTTTAGAGGAATTAAGGCTTATTCCTCAAACTGGAACAGCATATAATCAAGCACTTGAAAACTTTAATGAACTTAGTAAACAACAAATGATTACCAAAAGCAATATTGGAGTTCCAAATATAAATACTAATGTTCCGCAAGTATCATCATCATCTTCTACAACTCTTGGTGGTAGAAGAAGAAATAAAACAAAAAGAAATAAAACAAAAAGAAATAAAACAAAAAGAAATAAATAAATCTGGTTTTTAAATTAAAGAAGGTATCTTATCTATATCAATTACATCAGCTGGAATATCTCCCTTAAAATTACTGAATGCTTTAAATTCTGGTCTCTCCAATTGAGCTTGTGGAGTATGGTCATGAACGCAACGCGCTATCATTTTATATAATTTAAAGTCTGGATAACGGTCATCTCCATTATTTTTATATAACATATTGATTCCTTTATCATCTAAACACCATTCAACAATTAAACGCTTAATTGGGTCTTTACATTTTTCTAATTCTCTCACTTCTTGAATATCATCAATAATATAATCAAATATAGAACAAGCTAAACGACATAAATCAAAGCTATAATTTGGTTCTAAACGTGGCTTTAATGGGTTTAGATATGGTTCTGTATTATATTGTGTTGCCGCATCTCCTCCTATCTGAAAACTGTCACTACAAAACAGATTATTATTAAATTTATAAATACTTCTTCCAAAATCTATGATTTTAAATATACGGCCAAATGTTGGGACCTTGTAATATTTCTTTTTATAACAATAAAATAAATATTTTTTATCCGTCTCATTATACATTACATTATTTGTATGTAAATCATTATGTGTAAAATTAAATGCTTTTTGATATGTAATTAGCATCATAATTATTTGCATAAATGCTGAATACCATTCTTCTGGTTTTAAATTTTCATTTAATATTAAATTATCAAATGTATTTTCACAATATTCCATAGAAATAACTTGTACCGGAAATTTTGGAATAGTTGCATTAATGATTTCTGAACAATCTGAACAATCATCATCGTCATCGTCTTCGTCTTCGTCTTCCCATTCATCTGCTTCATTTTCATTTTCATTTTCATTTTCATCTTTATTGTCATTTTCATCTTTATCATCATTTTTACTATTGTCATCTTTGTCAATATCATTTTTACTATTATTTTCATCATCTGTTTCAGTATAAGATGATCTAGAAGAACAAGTAGAATTTGATTTTAATGTAACTTGATTATTATTTGAATTTGAATTTGAATTGTTTAAATTATTTGAATTGTTTAAATTATTTGAATTGTTTAAATTATTTGAATTTGAATTGTTTAAATGATTTTCAAGTAAATTTGCTTCTGTCAATTCAATTAAATCCACCTCTAATGTATCATTATGTGAGCTACTTTTATTTTCATTAAAAACATCTTCATATAATTCATCGTTAAATGAACTTACGGATAATTGTGACTTCATACTTGTATTATATTGTATTGATATAGGTTTTAATTTTGGTTTTTCATTTTGAAATAAATAGTCACATTCATCTACTTTAAATAAAATGTTCTTGTTTTTGTTGAAAAAATCTGAATTACTTAAATAATCAAGGTCATCAAAAATATTGAGCATAAAATTATTCTTAACACCTAAAAATGAACCATAATATTCTATACCATGCATAAATTTAAATGTGTCATTTAACATACTTGTTAAATATATAAAAAACCCGTCAACATAAGCTGCGTTATTTTGGTCAATAAACTTAGCATTACAATCTGTTTCAGTTGAAGTTAATTTTGGCATTATATATATTTTCTCATCATCAATAGGATATTTTCCTATTAAATACTTATATGGGTCTAATAATGGTGCCATCTTGAAAAATATGTTTTTGTCTTTTACTTTATTATTATTTATATTCTTAATCTTACAATTAAAAACATTATTGTTATTTTCTTCTTTACCATTTATTTTTGAAATAAACCATTTATGATTTAAGTTGATACTATTATAGTTGCTATCATTTAGAGAGAAAAACTTTGAATAAATTGGAATATAATTTTGTCCTTCAGTTAAAAAAAGAGAATCCGTCTCTTCTAAACTTTTTAAAAGCTCGGCGTTTTTGCGTTTTTGGTAATTAATAATTTCCATTCTTTAGCTAATAAATATATAAATTATATAAGTTTTTAACTCATTATAATGATTATATTAAAATCTTTGTATTAAGTTATATATTGCGTAAAAATAATAAAAAATATTTGCTTAATTTTATAAGAATGACCTTAGAATTGAAAAAATTCGACATGAAAAGTATTCAATTTAAGCCGGATGAAAATAAAGGGCCTGTTGTTGTTTTAATAGGCAAACGTGATACTGGTAAATCATTTTTAGTTAGAGATTTATTATATTATCAACAAGCTATTCCTATAGGAACCGTCATTTCTGGAACAGAAGAAGGAAACGGATTTTACAGCAAAATGGTTCCAAAATTATTTATTCATAATGAATATAATACAGCTATAATAGAAAATGTTCTAAAACGTCAGCGCAATGTATTAAAACAAGTTAAAACAGAAATTGAAACATATAAACGTAGTACAATTGACCCGCGGGCTTTTGTTATTTTAGATGACTGCCTTTATGATAATACATGGTCTCGTGATAAATTAATGCGTCTCCTCTTTATGAATGGTAGACACTGGAAGGTCATGTTAGTTATTACAATGCAATATCCGTTAGGTATTCCACCAACATTGCGCACTAATATAGACTACGTTTTTATTTTAAGAGAGAATTATATAGCTAACAGAAAAAGAATATATGAAAATTATGCTGGTATGTTTCCTACATTTGAGTCCTTTTGTCAAGTGATGGACCAGTGTACAGAAAATTATGAGTGTTTAGTCATTAATAATAACTCAAAGTCTAACAAATTACATGATCAAGTGTTTTGGTATAAAGCTGACAACCATGGTGATTTTAGATTAGGCTCAAAAGAATTCTGGGAATTATCAAAAGGTCTTAAAGATGATGATGAAGAAGAACAATATGACCCAAATAAGAACAAAAAACGCGGTGCTGGACCAAGAATAAGTGTAAAAAAAACTAATAAATGGTAAAAATATATGATAAAAATAAATTGTAAAAATATATGATAAATTATAAATTGTAAAAATATATGTTAAAATATTTCACTTAATATATATTTCTAACCTACTTAAAGACAAAAACCCGTTTTTACTACATCCATGTAAGTAAATTCAGAAAATCTCTGAAAATTCATGTAGTATCGAATTTTTTTAAAATTTTCGGGAAAGTTTTTTAGGTTTCTGGAAATGGACATTTATAAATGTCCAAAATTGACTTACTCATTTATTTTATGTAAAAATGCATCAATGAGACCATAATGAAAAATTAGCGTCTCAGACCCGAAAAAATATTTTTCAATTTGTGACGATAA